GCGCACAAAAAGAGATTAGACAAATAGCGGAAAGCTGTGATACAATAATCCAAAATTTAGTGGAGTAGATTTATGTTTCCTGAAGAAATGGATTTAACCAGCCCACTTGAAGGGCGTATTTCTGAAACCACCATAGAAAGCATGGTAGAAGAATTAGCTCAAGATGAGCTTATTAGTATACGAATGGTGGACGCTCAGAAAATACTTTTAAGTTTTTTAAAACAAAAGTATAAGAAAATGGTTCCATGTGACCTAGAAAGTGTGTATAATCGTCGTTTTTACGATCTATACGATGATGTAGTATAGATGAGTCGCTGTAGAGGTTGTAACACTATGCTATCTGACGTTGAGTTGCGTAGAAAAGACCCTAGCACAAACGATTATACTGATCTGTGTACGACTTGTTTTATATGGTCGATAGACAATTATGTTCAGAACGGGGGTCACATTAGTGACGTTAATACACTACAATTACTGGAGGAAATAGGGGTTTCATCTGAAGAAACCTATGATATAATATCTGGTATCCGATCAAAAATGTCGGATGAAAAAGACAACTACTAATATGGAGCTTGCTTATGGCTTTGGCAAAACACGTAACTGAAGGTACTGTAGCCTTTGAATCCCTTCGTCAACACGATGTGTACGACGGAAAATCTACAGGGAAGTACACTGTAACTCTTATGCTTTCTTCAGAAGATGCTAAAAAGTTGGAGGAAAACGGTGTTAAGATGAAGGATTACGAGGGTACACCCCAACGTAAATTCCAGACACAGTATTCTGTGCCCATAATAAACCCCGACGGTACGCCTTTTGAGGACGTTGTGACCAGAGGTAGTAAGGTACGCATACAGTACCAATACGGCCCAGCACACCCAACACATGGCGTGTCTACATACCTTAACGCTGTAAAGGTGTTAGAGGTTGCGGAGATGTCTGAAGCAGACTTATCCTTTTAAGGGGGCCTCTTGTCTAACACAGAAAGCAATTTTGTTAGACACGAGGAGTGCCCAAGTTGCGGAAGCAGGAACAATTTAGCTAGATATTCAGACGGGCATGGTTATTGCTTTAGTCCTGAATGCGGCTACTTTGAACCTGCTGACGCAGATTTTTCCTCAGTGGCTAATGGAACCCAACAACGGGTTATGGTAACAGAAATGGTAGGAGTAATCGCTTCGATACCTGAAAGGCGTATATCTGAACAAACGTGTAAAAAGTATAATGTACGTGTGGAGTACGACTCAAAAGGTGTAATCGATAAACATCATTATCCCTTTACGGACGCAGAGACAGGCGAAATAGTCTGCACAAAAGTTCGTAGGGTGGAAGATAAACAGTTTTCAATCAACGGTACGTACACAAACAAACTTGGTCTATTTGGACAAGAGACGTGTAGAGGGACCGGGAAGTACATAACCATAACGGAAGGCGAAGTAGACTGTCTTTCCGTTTCTGAAATGTTCGACAGAAAGTGGGACGTAGTTTCTCTGCGTAGTGGAGCGCAATCCGCTGCTAAAGAAATAAAGGAACAGTTAGAGTGGCTTGAGGGTTACGAGAATATTGTTCTGTGCTTTGATAGTGACAAAGCGGGTCAAATTGCTGTAGACGCTGTTAAAGACTTATTTAGCCCTAACAAGCTTAAAATAGCTAAACTTCCTCTTAAAGACGCCAGTGAAATGCTCATGGCTAATAGAATTAGAGAATTTAGTCAGGCTTGGTGGGACGCTAAGACACATAGACCTGACGGTATTATCGCTGGTGTCGATACGTGGGAACGCATCTTAAATTCCAGAAAAGCTAAATCAATACCGTACCCGTGGTCTGGTTTGAATGATCTTGTTAAGGGCATTAGACCCTATGAGCTTGTCACAGTCACTTCTGGAAGCGGCATGGGTAAGTCCCAGCTTATTCGAGAGCTTGAGTTCTTTCTATTTAATACAACTAAAGACAACATAGGTGTTATAGCTTTAGAAGAGTCTATTGATCGTACAGCACTAGGTATTATGTCTATGGCTGCTAATAAACCTTTACATGAAGACGAAGAGGCTGATCCTGAAACTTTTAAAGAATATTGGGATTCTACTCTAGGGACAGACCGTTTTTACTTGCTGGAACACTTTGGTTCGACAGCGGAAGATACCTTGATGTCCCATGTGCGTTATCTGACAAAAGCCTTAGATTGTAAGTGGATAATACTTGATCACTTAGCTATCGTTGTAAGTAGTCAAGAGAACGGCGATGAAAGAAAAAACATAGATGCTATTATGACTAAACTCAGGACTTTGGTTCAGGAGCTTGGCGTCGGTTTATTTCTTGTCTCGCATTTAAAACGTAGCGGAGGTCTTTCCCATGAAGAGGGTGGAAAGATATCTCTTTCTGATTTGAGAGGTTCTCAATCTATTGCTCAACTGTCGGATATAGTTATCGGCATGGAGAGAGATCAGCAGAGCGATTGTGAGATTGTTAGGAATACAACTACAATTCGTGTTTTAAAGAACAGATATACGGGCTTAACTGGTCCCGCTTGTTACTTAAGATACGACAGAGAGACAGGAAGAATGTTTGAAACCACAAAACCTGAGGAGGCGTCGAATGATTTCTGACATAGACCAGCTTGTATCGCTTAAAGTAGATACAGATATAGTAACCCACGCACACAAAAAATCAGTTGAAATGGGTGAACTAAAAAACTCTATTACAAAAGGTGAAGGGAACCTAGTCGGTTTCATAGGAGAAGGTTTAGTCCACAAATATCTGCTCGATAATGAAGAGACAGTTCGCTGGTCAAACACTTACGACTATGATATTGTACTGAATAACGGTTTTGCTATAGATGTGAAAACGAAACGAACTAACTATAAACCAAAGTTGGATTATGAATGTTCCGTAGCTTCGTTGAATACAAAACAGAGATGCGATGTTTACGTTTTTACGCGAGTCAAAGGTGATATGTCTGTAGGTTGGCTCTTAGGTTTCTTACCGAAAGATGAATACTTTGAAAAAGCAAACTTTATGGAGAAGGGGGCTGTTGACCCTTCTAATGGATGGCGGGTAAAATCGGACTGTTACCAAGTACCGATTAGTGATTTGAGGCCAATGGATGAGCTTACTTCAAAAAGCATTGATTCTTGATATTGAAACGGATGGGCTGGACGCTACTAAAATATGGTGTTGTTCTACAAACCTTTTTGGCACAGTCTACAACGAGCAGGAGTTTAAGGAGGGACTAACCTCTTGTGGCACTACCTCCATTGTGGCACACAACGGGATAGGTTTTGATTATCCAGTTCTGGAAAGAATTTGGAACGTGGATTGGTCTGGCTACGAGCTATATGATTCGTTAGTTCTGTCCCGTTTAGCAAACCCTTCAAGAGATAAGGGACACTCTCTTAGACAGTGGGGAGAGACGTTAGGTTTTCCAAAAGGAGAGCATGAAGATTGGTCACAACTATCCTGTGAAATGGTTAAGTATTGTGAACAAGACGTGCAGGTTACGCAGAGGGTTTTACTTCAGCTAGACTCAGAGTTGGCGGGGTTTGCTGAAGAAGCTATACAGTTAGAACATGACGTTCAACGTATCATACAAAAACAGGTCAAAAACGGTTGGTTGCTCGATGAACGACATGCGTTATTGCTTCTGGCGGCTTTGAAAGAAAAGTTATACGCTCTTGAAGAAGAAGTTCAAAAGACTTTTTTACCTTTACCTACTTTTATTAAGACAGTAACTCCTAAGATTAAAAAAGACGGGACGTTCTCTGCTGTGGGGCTTAAGTTTCTAGGTGAATCTTGGACTCAAGTTGCTGGCGAGTTTTCTAGGGTTGATTATATTCCGTTTAACTTAGGTTCGAGAAAACAGATAGGTCGCTACCTACAGCATTTTGGTTGGGAACCTACAGTTTTTACGGAAAGCGGTCAACCTGTTGTAGACGAATCTACGCTAGAGAATGTAGAAGGTATTAAAGAAGCCAAGCTTATTGCTGAATACATCATGGTTCAGAAGCGTATAGCTCAAGTTCAAAGCTGGTTAGAGGCTGTTAAGGACGATGGTAGGGTACATGGGTACGTCAATTCAAACGGTGCTGTGACAGGCCGCATGACACATTCAAGCCCTAACATGGCACAGGTTCCCTCAACTAACTCGCCTTACGGTGAAGAGTGTAGAGCTTGTTGGATTACACCGGAAGGTTACAAAGTTGTTGGAGTAGACGCAAGCGGTCTTGAACTACGGATGCTTGCTCATTACATGGAAGATAAGGAGTTTACTAATGTCCTCCTCAAAGACGACATACACACAAGAAATCAGTTGGCTGCTGGACTTGAAACAAGACCTCAGGCAAAGACTTTCATCTATGCTTTCCTCTACGGGGCTGGAGACGCTAAAATCGGAAATATCGTTGGAGGAAGCGCATCAGATGGTGCTTATCTCAAAGAAAGATTTCTCAGAAACACACCTTCTCTTGGAAGTCTACGAGAACGAGTGGTTAAGGCTGCTGGGAGAGGCTATCTCAGAGGACTCGATGGTAGAAGACTTTTTGTCAGATCAGAACATGCTGCATTAAACACGCTACTTCAGTCAGCAGGGGCTTTAGTTATGAAAAAGGCTTTGATTCTGCTAGATGAGTATGCTAAACTATGGGGCATAGACTATAAGTTTATCGGTAACATTCACGATGAGATACAGAGTGAGGTAATAGCTGATAAGGTGAATGTCTTTGGAGGTTTGGCTGTTTCCTGTATAGAGGCTGCTGGGCTACATTGGGATTTAAAATGTCCTTTGGACGGTGAATTTAAGGTAGGTGACTCTTGGGCACAGACACATTAATAGAAGATATATACAATCTTGTTTCGACACACGACGTTCCTGACTCCGTTGATATTGAGAAGGAAATAGAAAAATTCGGAGAGTCGATGAAGGATTTAATGAGAGAAAAATTCAACAGAGACAGGGTTGAAGATAGTCGTAAACTTCGTTTATCCATGATAGGTAGAAAAGATAAATATATCTGGAATAAGTATCACGGGACAGTTAAGGAAGAATTACAACCGAACACTTACGTTAAGTTTTTATACGGACACGTTATTGAAGAACTTCTTCTGTTTCTAGCTAGAATGTCAGGACACGAAGTAACAGATGAACAGAAAAAGTGTACGGTTGAAGGCATAGACGGACACATGGACTGTAAGATTGACGGGATTGTTACTGATGTTAAATCAGCCAGTGTATTCGGATTTAAAAAGTTCAAAGAACGAAAAGTTCCGGAAGACGATCAATTTGGTTACGTCGATCAGTTAAAAGCTTATGCACATTCTGAAGGTGAAAGAGAGTTTGCATGGCTTGCAATGGATAAGCAGAACGGACACTTAACCTTCTGTAAACACCATCTGGACGACAAAAATGATCCTATGTATAATCTCCTTCAAGGAGACATAGAGGATCGTGTCAGGCACGTTAAGAGCCTTGTAGATCAGAAAGAACCTGAAAGCTTTTGCTATGAGGATGTACCGGACGGTAAATCGGGTAATAGAAAGTTAGCAATAGGTTGTTCTTACTGTTCGTTTAAGGAACGTTGTTATCCTAAACTAAGAACCTTTATCTATTCTAAAGGTCCTGTGTACCTGACTAAAATAGTTAAAGAGCCTAAGGTTTTGGAGTTTGTAGATGGCTTCTAAAAAAGCTAAGTACGGAAGGTATAGGTCTGGATTAGAAAAGAAATTTGCTGAGAGTATTCCTCCCAGAACGATGAAGTATGAACCTTACTCAATACCTTATACGATGCATAGAGAGTACAAACCGGATTTTGTTTTCAATGATTGGTTGTTTGTAGAGTGCAAAGGTTTCTTTCGACAGGGTGACACGATGAAGTATAAGTCAATACGAGATTCGTTGAACGAAGCAGAGCTTGTATTTGTCCTTTCCGATCCAAACAAAAAAATACGTAAAGGGGCCAAGATGACGATGGGCCAATGGTGTGATAAAGAAGGATTGAAGTTTTACACATTACCAACCGTTAGTGAGTTACTTGATTATGCCTATGCTATATGAAGAACTAAAGGAGCGTATACTTCAAGAGTACGATGTCGATCTTTTATGTGAAACGTTAAATATCAACGCTGAAGATTTACTGGAAGCTTTTGAATCTCGTGTCTTACAAAACCTAGATAAATTTGACGAATTGGAGTTATCCGCTTATGAAGAGGAGGACTAAAATGGGTATTGATATTGCTACTCCGCAAGAATGGGACAAAGCTTTTGACGCTGTAACCAGACCAGCCCATTATAATAACGGTCAGGTTGAAGCAATTGATTACATCAAGCAGCAGCTTGGTGAGACAGGGATAATGGACTATTACGAAGGTTCAGTCCTCAAGTACCTCCACCGTTGGAAGTACAAAACTAATCCAATAGAGGATCTTAAGAAGGCCCGTTGGTACTTGGACCGTCTTATTGAAGCAGTAGAGGAGGAGTGATGAAAGTTATCAAAGGTAACTTTAAAGAAAAGTCAGAAAAAGTTGGGGTTCCGGAAGTTTTTAACTCCATAACATCCGTTGAAAATTTATCGGATTACAACGAAGCTTTCTGCATAATGAAATCAGACGATTACATAGTAGTGTCTACTAACATGGAAGCTGCTGATTTAAACTTTTTGTTCGATCAAATGAAAATGACTTTATTAACCAGTGGGGAATATGAAATATAATGGATGCTTACCAGCAGTACATACATAAATCTAGGTACGCCCGTTACCTACCGGAAGAACAACGCCGGGAATCTTGGGAAGAGACAGTGAACCGTTACTTGGACTTCTGGGTAACACAAGAGAAGCTGACTAGCAAAGAAGCTAAAGACCTGTACAAACAGATACACAGCTTGGAAGTTATGCCCAGCATGAGGGCCTTGATGACTGCTGGAGAAGCTCTGTCAAGAGACAATGTGGCTGGCTTTAACTGCTCTTATCTACCCATAGATCACCCTAAAGCCTTTGACGAAATGATGTACGTGCTTATGTGCGGCACAGGTGTTGGATTTAGTGTAGAGCGTCAGTACGTTAGTAAGTTACCAGAGGTTGCAGAGGAGTTTTATGATACCGATACAGTTATACACGTCGCTGACTCTAAGATTGGATGGGCAAAAGCATTCAGGGAGCTTGTTGCAATGCTCTATTCTGGTCAGATTCCAAAGTGGGACGTCTCTGGAGTTAGACCTGCAGGGTCAGCCCTTAGAACCTTTGGAGGTAGAGCGTCTGGTCCAGAGCCTCTTGTCGATCTCTTCCTATTCACCGTTGAAGTTTTTAGGACGGCTGCTGGAAGGAGACTTAGTTCCATCGAGTGTCACGATCTCTGCTGTAAGATTGCACAGATCGTCGTCGTCGGCGGTGTCAGGCGATCTGCTCTCATCAGTCTCAGTAACCTCACTGACGACAGAATCCGACGAAGCAAGTCAGGGCAGTGGTGGGTCGATAACCCTCAACGTGGTTTAGCTAATAACTCAGCTTGTTACACAGAAAAGCCAGACTTTGAAGCATTCCTCAACGAATGGCAGAGTCTGTACGAGTCACGCTCTGGTGAACGTGGTGTCTTTAGCCGTGTCGCTAGTCAAGCACAGGCTGCTAGGAATGGACGTAGGGACGCAGAGGTAGACTTTGGTACTAACCCCTGCTCTGAGATCATACTAAGGCCATATCAGTTCTGTAATCTGTCTGAGGTTGTCATACGGTCGGAAGACACACTACAGGGACTCAGGCTAAAGGTTAGGTCAGCGGCTGTACTAGGTACGCTACAGGCTACCCTGACTAACTTCAGGTACTTAAGAAAGATATGGAAGGACAATACGGAAGAAGAAGCACTACTAGGTGTATCACTAACAGGTATCATGGATCATCCAGTGATGTCAGGGAGAAGAGGACGTGCAGAACTACAGCACTGGCTTACGCAACTTAAGGACGAAGCTATCAAGACTAACAGTAAGTGGGCGAAGCGTCTTGGTATTAACGCTAGTACTGCTATCACTGCTGTTAAGCCAAGCGGCACAGTGAGTCAGCTAGTGGACAGTGCGTCTGGGATACACCCTAGATACGCAGAGCAGTACATACGTAGGGTTAGGGCTGACGCCAGAGATCCTCTGTGTAGCGTTCTGGAGGCCGCTGGAGTGCCTGTAGAGGAAGACGTAACCTCCCCTACGACTAAGGTCTTTTCGTTCCCCATACGCTCTCCTGAGAACGCTGTGGTTGCTCCTGATATGGGTGCTATGGAACAGCTATGTCTCTGGGAGACGTATCAGGACCACTGGTGTGAACACAAACCAAGCATGACGTGTTACTACAAGGACGATGAGTTTCTACAGGTAGGACAGTGGCTGTACAACAAGTTCGACAAGGTAAGCGGTATTAGCTTCCTGCCTTACGCCGAACATACGTACCAGCAAGCACCTTACGAGCCTGTGGACAAAGAGACTTATGAGGCTATGGTCAAGGATTTCCCAACGGAGATCAACTGGAATGTCTCAGAGGAATCCGACATGACTGAAGGGTCACAGCAGTTAGCCTGTACTGGTAACAGTTGCGAGATATAAGTCATGTCCTACAGCGATAAAGTAATGGATCACTACGAGAACCCACGGAACGTCGGTAAGCTAAACGCTGACGACGAAGACGTGGGTACTGGGATGGTGGGAGCACCTGCATGTGGTGACGTAATGAAACTGCAGATTAAAGTAGGCAGCGAAGGCATCATTGAAGACGCCAAGTTTAAGACCTACGGATGCGGTAGTGCCATTGCGTCTAGCTCCCTGCTGACTGAGTGGGTCAAGGGCAGGACTCTGGAAGAAGCAGGTAGTATCAGGAACACACAGATTGCGGAAGAACTAGCGTTACCACCTGTGAAGATACACTGTTCTGTGTTGGCTGAAGACGCTATTAAAGCTGCCATCAGTGACTACCGGAATAAAAACTAAAATAGCCTATGGGTTAAACGTAATGTTTTCAAAAATCGGTGAGCTGGGTTTAGTTGCAGGTTTTTGATTGACCGCCATTTTAATTGTGTTGAAGGCTTTTTGTCGTTGTTTTACTAATCTTTGAGCGTCTTTCTTTTTCATACCTGAAGAAATTAAACGTTTAACATCATGTGCAGCCCCAAAAGTGTTTTGAACGCTTAAAGAAATTGCCAAGTTTCCTACAGACTGCATGGTGTCTCCGGAAGGAACTGAAGGATCAATGTTAAAATTATCTAATAATGTTTTTCTAAACGCAATTAAAGCTCTAGGGTCGTCTCTAAAAAACAAGCCTTGAGATTTAAGAGTTCTTTCTAAAGAAGAAAGATCAGAAATAAGACCCACAGCCCCAGATTCGCTAGACAGGTTTTTCATCATGTTTCCTACAACCGCTGAAACTTTAGCGTCTGACCAGTTTTGTCCGGTTTTTAAGTGTTTATTGAAAGGCTCCATTGCATCCATTATTTCACTGAGTTGTCTATTTATAAAACTATACTCACTAATTGGGTTTAAAGCGTCGTTTACTTTTTTTCTCATCCTAGCAATATCTAAAACGACAGGATTACCTTTAGATAATTCAGAAGTAGACACTAAAGTATCTAGATTTTTTTTCAACTTATGAGCATTTTTGACAGTAGTTTGACCCAAGCTGGTATCTATGTTATAAAGAGTTATGACGTCCTCTATTATTTGTTTTGCTGGAGCCATTTGTTTAACCTCAAACACAGTACCTTTTTGCCAGCCTTTAGGCAAAGCTACTTTCCCGTCTTTAATTATGAGATTAACGTTTGATTTATTTAAAGTAGCAGTTATGTCCTCTAAAGTGTTGCTTATGTCTACAGCTTCATTACCAATATATCCTTCAACTACAGACTCTAGTCTTTTACCTAAAGAGTTACGTTTAGATTTTAAAACACTAAGGCGTTCTGTAACGGAAGAACCTATTGTGTCTGTAGTCTTGTTTGACATAGCTAGGATATCGTTACCTTTTCCTTGTTCAAAAGTCTTAACCATCTGAGACATTTTTTGTTTAGTACTTGGTGTGCTATTAGTAATGACCGCTGTTTCATTTGCTGATACACCGTTTTTAACAAGAGTCTTACCAATTTTGTCTTCAACTAATTGACCTTTATTGTTTAACTTTACTTCAGCAACTGAACCACTGTATTTCAATTCAGGATCGTTTAGTGCTACTTTTTGTGCCTCAATAATATCTGACTCTTTAACATACTTAAGACTTCGATATCCTTTAAAACCTATAGCTTCCAAAGCGGCTGTAGGTAAAGAATAAAACACTGTTGCTAATTCAGGACTATCGGTCACTTCAAAAACAGTGTCTCCTAACACTGAACTGACTGTTTCAAGCCCTTCTGCAAGGGGGGCTACAAAGTCTCCTATTGCTTGCACATTAGCTTGAGAACCAACAGTTTTTGGAGTGTACGTTATAGACTCTCGTGCCGTATCTATAGCTGATACAGCCCTCTCTAAGTCACCGCCTGTTGCTAAAAGTGTCCCAATACCGTATAAACCAGCGGCTGGTTCTGAAGCAACAGCAGCACCAACTGATTTAACAGTTTCAAACATATCCTCAAAAACAGAACCTTCTTTTACAAGAGATGTTTGAGACTCTTCAACAGAGCCTTGTTCTTGTTTAGCTTTTTTAAGTATACTATCGTTTATTTTAGCTAATAAATCTGGATCAGTAACTCTTGCAGAAGAATTATCACTAGGAACAATAGAAAGTTTTGCTTCTTGTTCTGTTTGTATTTGTTTGTTTTGCGAAAGTTCTTCTATTTTAGCAAGAAGTTCTGGATCAGTAACTCTTGCAGAAGAATTATCACTAGGAACAAAACTATCTTGTGTTTTTTGTTCTTCAGCCACGATGTTTTCCTTTATGCTTTTAATTAATTACGTTGACCTACCTGCTTCTTCTAGTGCTTTTTGTCGAGCTAGTTCCTCAAGATCAGTAACAGAACCATCCTTTTCTCTATAATAAAGTTTTCCGTCAACTCTTATGTACCTTTTTCCTCTAGGGTCTTGACCTAGAAGGGCTGCTTTGAAATCTTCATAAGACTTTATAACCACGTCTAACTGGTCTTTGAAATTTTTAGAAGAAGGATCAAGAGCTGCAACATTATCTCTTAATAATTGAAGCTCTATGTTTGAAACCTGTCCTAAAGCTCCTCCTGTTTTAGATTCATCTCTCATTTTCTGCAAACGATCAAAAGCAAGGTTTGATTGAAGCGTAGTTACGTAACCAGCAAGTTTTTTTCCGTCAGTTAAAGGAATATACTTTGCAATATCGTAAAAAATTTCACTATAGTCACCCACCATTCCTAAAGCTTTAGCAGCAGTTTCTAGTTTTAAATCTATAGTTTTTAAAGCTTCAACTGTAAAATTTTGTTTAGCAATTACATCTTCTTCCGTAACTTCAGCCTTGTCGTTTTTAAAGACTAAAGAGTTAGGGTTCTCAGTTTTAACGTACTCAATTATAGACTCATTAGTAGCAATATCTTTTAAATCAGAAAGTTTTAATTTTGTAGCATCTTCAGGATTAGTTAAAAATTCTCCAGTTTCTAGATTGTAAGCGTTATTTCCCCAAACAAGAAAATTATCTTTAAGATTTTTTCCCACCAAAGAATTTACTTGGTCTTCAAGCTCATAACCCCTAGTACCTGCGGTCTTTATAGCTTTTAGTAGATTAGTTGCTTTTACTTTATCTGCGGGAGTAGTTGCTTTATCGTTTTTAACTATTTCAAGAGTATTAGTAAGAAGTTGAGTTTTAGAAGCATTAATACTTGCTGTATCTTTTCTTTCTTGTGCTTCTCTTTCAGCAGCAACAAGTTTTTGAGCTTCTTCTGAATACCCTCCTTTTTCTAATAAAGTACGAGCTTTAGCTATAGCATTAGGATCACCACTAGCTCTAGCAGCATTAACTTGTCCCATTATTTCATTAAAACGGGTTTTCTTTTGCTGATCTTTCCGTTGCTGCGGAATACCACCAATAGCGGCTCCAACATTTGTAAAATCAAGACCTCCTCTTGCAGTTCCAGTCGAAAGTAACCCTTGTATAACTTCTGATGCAAAAGACATATTATTTTCTCCTTAACTAAACAAACTACCAAGAGCAGTAGAGGCCAATGAACTACCAAAACCACCTGCTAAGTTAGCTTGTCCTAAACCTGAAGCCAATAACGCATCTACACCAGAAGCGTATGTTTGACCATAAGTTGTAGCTTGTGCTTGCTGTGCTTGACGCATTTGTTCTGCTGTCGTCATACCCGGCTGCAAAGCATTCAACAGTTGAGCCTGAGGTATATAAGCAGCACCTAACATACCAGAACCAAGAGCCGCTTGACGCTGTTGTTCTTCACCAGCAAATTGCATGGCAGTTAACATAGCTTGATTCTTGGCTTCTTCTTGTGCTTGAGCTAAAGCCAGTTGTTCAGGGGTTCCACCAAACATTGCTGAACGTGTACCAAGACGTCCTTGATTTCTTAGACGTTCTTCTAAAGCAAGCCTCTGACGTTCTTCTTCAGGCATCTGGGCTGCTCTCATCCTGTCATATATTGCTTGTTCACGAGAAGCAACGTCTTGTTCTGCTGCCGTAAACATAGTTTCAGCACCTGTTAAACGATCTTCATAAAACTTTCTTTCGTCAGGAGAAAGATTAAGTACAAAATCTAAGTCTCCTGCAAAGTTAGGTTCTCCAGAAAGTAAAGCTTTATGCGCTTCTCTTTCATTAGGATCAATTTGACCATTGTTATTAGCATCAATTCCACCACTATTTAAAAAGTTATTAAAGTCTGCTTCTGTATACCTATAACCATTAGGAGCTATTCCGTATCCTAGACCAGCAGTTGGTAAGTTTCTGCCTTGATCTTCTGTAGTAGTGTCCATAACAGGATCTGTAGTACCTCCTGTTTCTCCAGAAAGTAGACCTTTATGTGCTTCTCTTTCAGCAGGGTCAATTTGGTTATTATTATTAGAATCAATGCCGCCGCTGTTTAAAAAGTTATTAAAGTCTTGTTCTGTATACCTATAACCACCGGGAGCTACTCCGTATGTAGCTACGCCTGAACGCTCTGCCCACTCATCAAAGGTAGCAACAGTAACAACAGAACCGTCTGGCATAATATAAATTGGATTACCAGTATTATCGTATTGGCCTGTAAAGCGACTTCCCGGTATACCACCGGGTCTTGTTTCGTTTGCAATGCCCCATCGACCGCCTTGCTGCTGCGCCCAAGCTTCATAACCGGGCCACTGTCTAAATTCTTCTGTTGATATGTTTCCGTCTTGGTTAAGGTCCCTTGCTCCTAAGTTAAACGCTGCAAGCTCAGAAGCGGAATAGTTAGAACTTGCTCCTGCATTTAGTGCTGCTTGCACTTCTGGGCTGGTATTAGCGTCGTTATAAGTTCCTACGTTTGATCCTATTCCTATTGTATTTGGAGCCACATCTCCCGGCATTGGTCTTGCTCGTTCACCACCAGCACCTTGCGTCAACATACCAAAACGAGAACCTGTAGGAGAAGTAACAGTGTACGGACGAAACTCTAGTCTGTCTGAAAGAACGTCAGCAAGACCACCCGGCTGTGAGTAAGTTTCATAAGCTTCTCGACCAACTTTGCCTACTTTGTCGTAAGCTTCTTTAGCAAAAGCTAAACCAGCAGTACCTAAACCAAGAGCAGCGGCTGTCCTAGCAGGGTCATCACCTAAAATAGAATCTACAATCCCCCCTAAATCCATGTCACTCATCAGCAAGTTCCTCTTTTAATCTTTATATTCATCATAGCGTTCTACCTAGTAGCGCAAGTACGTTTATTTCTTGTAATGATAACTCATCTCCGTTAATGTCTGCTTCCATGTTGATAGATACACTACCACCACTTCCGTTAGCATTAACACCTAGCTTTGTTGTTATAAGTTCTCCAGCAGAAAACTGACCTATGTTAAACTCTGATTCATTATAATAAGCAACAGCTTGAGTGCTTAAGTCTATAAAAGACGAACCAGACGTTGACTTAAAATCATAAGCCCACTTAATATAGATTGAAGCTCCTGATCCACCAACAATAACAGGTCTTAACTTTTTAAGAAACTTTACTTTAGTTATGTCACCAAAAGTTAACTCAGGACTTGTGTACTGAAAACGGTAAGTTTCTCCGTTGTCTAAATATCCTGTGTAAAGACCAACACCATGTGAACCACCGATAAGTAAAGTACCGTTTGTTTTACGATCATAA